TTGAAGGAGAACTCAGCAGATGAAGTAAAAGAGGCTGTGAGCCGTCTAGCTAGAACGGCTGGATATGGGGTGCTAAGAGGGGCACAGGATCGAGTTCCGGTGCGCGATGGTGTTCTGCGTCGGTCTCTTTCCGTTGGCCGTTCTGATAATGTTTTTGAGTTCTCCATGAAAGGGAGTCATGCTGATATTACCGTGGGTACGAATGTAGAATATGCCCGATACGTGGAGGAAGGGTTTACCCAGCGAAAAGGCCAGTTTGTGCCGGGGTACTGGAAAGGTGGAGAATTTCGATATGATCCGAATGCGTATAAAAAATTCCTGCAAGAGCGGAAGAAGGGCAATCATCCGAATCTAACCGATTATGGCATCATTCTCACTGGACAGCGTATCCCTGGGGTTCGTTATCTGGCTCGCTCGCTGGCCGAAATCGAGGCGGTTCTTGATGATCTGGCTTATGAGGAGCTGGAAGATTTGGCAAGGAGGTTGTTCCAGGATGGGTGATGATACATTATCCATTCGCCACTGGTTGTATAAAGTAACTGGGATACCAACGGAGTCTCTCGCTATTCCAAAGGATTTTGAACGGCCGATGTGGTTTGCGGAAGAGCCGATTCGTCTACCGGAACCCTACCGGCCTGATGCTTATCGGGAGAAAGTCACACTGAATATAATTTTGCTGGCAAAGGATGCGGTGCAATTAAAAAGTGTGGTAAGAGCTGTACGACAGGATTTAGCTGATCGAGGTTGGGTTTTACCGCTATTTAATGAGGAACGTCAACAAGTCGGCTATTTAAGGGAATGCCGACCAACGTTTTGGAAACCGGATGGCTTAGACCAGACGATGGAACTGAAATGCATGGTATATATTCCGTATACCCCGATTGAGTATGATCCGTTATTAGAGTTTTACAGTAGATATGATCCTGTATTACGTAAGGGGGGGACAATAGAGTGACGACAAAAAGAGAAAAGAAGCAAGAAGCTACGGCTTTTAAGCATAAAAAGGAAGAGTTTATGAAGGTGGCAGAGCAAAAGTTCGGATTAACACGGACACAAGCGATTGCTGCCTTTTTTAATGCACCAGAGGAAATGACACTTGAAGAGGCGCAAGAGCTCGTAAACAAATTTAAAGAAAGGACGGTGAAGTAGATGGCGGGCATTTATCAACCGGGTGAGGAAAAGGTGCTCTCTGGAGCATATTCTTTTCTCAAATCATTCATAGAGGAGCAAACCACCCCAGGACTACGCGGAAAACTTGCATTGCCTATAGTAGCCGATTGGGGGCCAATTGGTGAATTTGTTCGGGTGCGAAATAAACAAGCCGCTGTAAATATTTTTGGTGAAGTAGAAGACTTTGACTTAATTTGGGCGGACTCCATTCGACCTTCTTCCATTTCTATCCGTCCGACACAGGTATTGCTTTATCGACTAGCGGGAGCAAGTGCAAAAAAAGCCTTCCTGATTCTTGTTGGTCCAAGCGGAGATTGTATTCGAGTTGAAGCTAAATATGAAGGAGAGTTTGGCAACCGTCTCAAAGTAGCTGTGCAGCCGAACCTTATGGATGCTGCTTTGATTGATATCTTAATTTATCTCGATGCCGAACTGGTAGAAAGCCAAACAGGTGCTACAAATGCTGAGCTTGTAGCTGCATTTGCCGGAAGTGAATATGTGACTTTAACTAAAATATCCGATGAACTCCCTATCCCGAACGCTGGTACAAACCTAGCAGATGGGGACAGCGGAAAGAGCGTTGAGGCTACCAAGTATACTGATTACTTGGACAAACTCATTACAAAAAAAGGGGAATATGGCGTTTTTACACTCGGGGTTGCAGATGCGGCATTAAATGCGGCAGCTCAGGATTGGACAGATGAACAGCGGTATAAAGGGAACTACATTAAATTCGTCTTTGGTGGTGATGCAAACCGGGATAAAAACAAAGCCGATATTATCCAAGCTTCAAAAGATGCGAATCATATGGCCGTTATTAACGTAGGAAGCGGGGTTAAATGGAGGGGAAAAACATACTCAAGTTCCAAAGTTGCTGTTTATATCGCTTCTCTTGCTGCCGCTATGCCGCTTAATTACACAATGGCGCTATATATTACTAACTTTGATGAAGTAACCGTTGAGTGGGATCAGGATACGGATTTAATTGATTTAATTGAAGCCGGGACACTGATGCTGAGCAAAGATAATGATAAAGTCATCATCCAAGAGCCGGTTAATACTCTAACTGTTCCGGGGCCGGATCAGTCCAGTGATTTCGGTAAGATTCGTGTGGTTGACACGTTTGACAGCATCTTGTTAGCCGAGGAAGAAGCGGGGAAAGAGTGGATTCGTAAACAACCAAATACAAACAGCCCTGCACGCCGCGCCGCCTTTTGTCAAATGATGAAAGAAAAGGTGTTTGCTCCGCTGGCCGCTATTGAAGTTATTGCACCTGACTACGAGTATATGGAAGACCCTCTATATTATGGTCAGGATGCTATATATACTCCAAAACGCTCGGCTGGTCACTTTGTAGCTGGCTTTAGACACCAGGATGCACTTGAGAAAATTTACACCTACAACAAAGCGAAATGAGGTGATGTAGCATGGCTGAAACGTATTCTGGTACCCATGGTCATTTCTATGACCAAAATGGGAATGAATTAACAGAAGCAATCGAATTCGAACTAACAGAGGAGTTTGAAAAAGCACAAAGTAAGCGGATGGGTAAGCTGCGTAGAAGTAATCGAGTTACCGCTTCCGATGTTACGATGTCGGTCACTTTCGAAAGAACAGCCAATGTACAAGCACTCATCCGTTATCTTGCAGAGAACCCGGAGAAAAAAGTAAATTTCATGGGACGGATGGATGATCCTGTTGCCGGAAAATATGGGGTTGCGGTTACCGGGTTCTCTCCGGATTCTCTGACACTGGCTAAATGGGCACACGGTGAAATTGATGAAGATACACCGCTGGAAGGTACCGTGGATGACTATGAGTTTGTGTAAAAAAGAAAGGGGAATGAAGTGATGAGTCAGTTTTTAACGATGGAAGAATTTCTGGGTATGAATACGGAAGTTGATACAAAATCGGAATGGAAATGGGAGCGAAAAGACGTTGTAATCCCGATTCGCTCGGTTCCAGGTGATATTTACTTCAAGGCACGTAAAGCGGCGATGAAGATGTCGGTAACGGGTCGAAAGAAAAGCGCAGAGCGCAAGGTAGAGTTTGATGAGTTGAAGCTAAAATCGGAAATCATTATTGCAGCTATCGATAAGGAGCGGACAAACTTCCATCTGGACTCTGCCCAAGTGCTGGCTAAGTATAATAAAGTGGCGGCTTGTGATGTGGTATCATGTGTATTTACGCCGCGTGAAATCAATGATCTGTATGAAAAAATCGAATCCATTAGTGATTTCAGTACGGATGAAGAAGAGGAAGAAGACGTAAAAAACTAATTAAAGAGAGCCCAGAGCTGGCTCTCTTTTCGTATATCTGGCAGGAAAAAAAGAAGTTTCCGTCGGAAATTTTGTCTCTACCAGAGCGAGAAAGGCAATTTATTCTCGTTTCTACGGTTATGGAGATTGAGAGAAAAAACGAAGAAGCGAAGAAAGCGCAGAACCAGCGGCGTTTTAGGAGAGGAAGGAGGCGATAAGCGTGGCGGTAACAACAACGCTCTCATTTCAAGAGAAAATGTCCAAGCAGCTTGCCTCCATCCTCAAATACCTGGGAGATGTAATTGATGCGTTTGATGATGTAGAAGATGCAGCCAATCATGTAGAAGATGCGCTCAATAGCATGGATGATTCCGCTATGCAGCAACTGGAACAAGCAACCACCAATGCTTATCGTGAAGCCGATAGACTGGCACGGGAATTAGATGAAGTGGATCGGGAAGCTGCCTCCATTAGCTCTACTAAAATGAGAGAACTAGAAGCGTCAGCGAAAGAAGCAGCGAAAGCCGTCGATGAGGCGGCTGATTCTGTCGCGGATATGGAAGAGGCAGCAGATGGGGCCGAAACATTAGCAGGTGCAGCACTGGGTGGCGGATTGGCCATCACCGCAGGACTTGCGGGAGCTGCTGCTTCAAGCTATGAAATGAGTCATTCACTGGATATGTTACAAGCGAAAGTGGATGCTACAGATCAGCAAATGATAAGTATGTCTGACTCAGTAAAAAAACTATACATGTCTGGCTTAGTAGAGACACCCACAGAAGCTGCAGAAGCGTTTAGCCGTTTCCGTCAATTGCTAAAAGGTACAGATGAGGAGATTCGTAAGACGGCAGAAGGGGCGCTGGCATTGGAGAAAATGTCAGCGGGAGATTTGGATCAAGCAAGCATTGCAAAGGCGGCCAATGCCATGCAAATGCAATGGGGAACCGATGGTGTAAAAGCATTGGATATGATTACAGCTGCCTACCAGCGTACCGGGGACAAAGCAAATGACTTGCTGGATACCATCTGGGAATACAGCCCACAGTTTAAAGAAGCCGGCATTAGTGCGGAGAAGATGATGGGTATGTTTATAGCCGGTGCGGAAAAAGGGGCTTTTAACTTCGATAAACTTGGCGATGCGTTCAAAGAAAGCTTCGGTATCCGGTTAAACAAAGCACTGGATGAGAATGCACTGGGCGCTCTGGAGAGCATCTTTGGAGAAGATAAGCTATTCAAGATGCTTGACCAGATTAAAGCTGGAGGAAAAGAAGCAGAAAGTGCGATTATGGCAATTACAGCTGGTATTGCCTCGATTAAAGACCAGAAGCTGCAGGATGATGTGCTGAGTAATATCTTCGGCACACAATATGAGGACTTAGGACGCGACGCTGTATTGGCTATGATGAACGCAAAACCGCTCGATGACTTTGCCGGAAAGTCACAGGAAGTGATTGATAAGACAAAAAATGAATGGATTGCGATGGCGAATGAAATGAAAACAGCCATTCAACCTATTGGAGATACCGTTTTAGAAATTGCGCAGCCAATAGCTAAATGGCTGGCAGACATGGCCAAAGGAATCGGGGATTTTGCAGCACAGTATCCATTTCTTACAAAAGTGGTCGTTTCTTTCTTTATGCTGCTTGGAGTTCTCCTGCTAATCGCTACTCCGTTTTTGCTTCTCATTACGATTGGTTATGCGTTACAAACCGTAATTGGAACCATGAGCGTGGCGATGGGTGGATTCGGAATCGCGTCACTATCTGCACTCTGGCCTGTGCTTGCTGTCATTGCCGCTGTTCTTCTTTTGATTGCTGCTGGATGGTGGCTTTATGATAACTGGAATGTTGTCACACAAGCGTTGGCTGCTGGGTGGCAATGGGTTAAAGATACAGCGATAGCGGCATTTCAAACGCTTATGGCGTTCTTAGTATCAGCATGGGAGTACATTAAAAGTACGGCTCTGGCAGCGTTACAGTGGATGGTAACGACGGCTACTACCACGTGGGAAACGATTAAGACAACGGCAATGACAGCCTTTCAAGCACTAGCCACGTTCCTATCAACGATATGGCAAAATATCAAAACATCTTTTATTAACGTATTTACCGGGATCGGTTCATGGTTAGACGGATGGATTAGCGGTCTTTTCAGTAGCGGTCAAAAAATCGTGACTACAATTGTTGATGGCATTATGTCGGTAGCTGGAAAAGTGGGCGAAGCAATTAATAAAGTATTTTCGATTGCCGATAAATTCTTGCCACACTCGGACGCAGATAAAGGTCCTTTCTCGCGCCTGACAGACAGCGGTATGGCCATTCCAGAAACGATGGCCGAAGGAGTGGCTTATGCCAGTAATGCATTACCGGATGCCCTCAATGATGCTTTCGGGAACGTAGCACTTCATCCGAACTATGCTATTTCGGGTATCCCTGATATTCCAGAGGCGCAACTTTCTTCTATCAACACTGAATTTGTCCAAGAACCGTATAGGGCACCTACGTATACGCCTTCTTTCTCACCTTCTCTTGTCCCTTCTAACGCTACTTCGTCAGGTGGAGGAAGCAATACAGTGGGTGGTGGTGCGGTGTACATTACGATGACAAATCAGTTTCATTTGCCACAGCTTGCTACACAGGGAGTAGATGGACAAGTGGACATGGAGAAGACAGCGAATGAAATCGCAGAAATCATTGCGAAAAAACTACAGCACATCATGGCCGGTCATGGAACGGTCATTCTTGAATGATCTACCGGGGGGTGAGGACGTTTGAAAGAAAAACATCTTGAATTCTGGCTGTCTTGGAATAACGGAACGGAGAAGTTACGGTTGCCCGTCCTCCCTCCAAAGATTTCTGTTAAGATGGATCATACTTTTTATGATATCGATCTTGTTGCCATTGGCGAAGCGACCATTATTGGGGAACCAAAGCTAAAAGAATACTCGTTTTCTTCCGTGTGGCCAGAAACCTATGATCCTGGATTGTGTGATTATGCCGGATTTCCTTCTCCAGAAGAATTTGTGGCTACCATTGAGCGGTGGAAAAACACAGGTTGGCCCATTCGTTTTGTAATAACTGGCGAAGGAAAAATCAATACAGCAGCGACGATTCGTGAATTCTCTTATGACTGGGATGGATTTGATATTGAGTATAGTCTAACGCTGAAAGAGTATCGCTTCATTACACTGGAATCCACCAATGTAAATCTTACTTTTCAGGCACCAAGCGGAAAATGGAAGCCTCTTCCGGCATCAAAGGATGAGAAAGGCAAAAAGAAAAAGGGAAAGCGGCCGGATACGAAAGCGGCCAAGGTTTCTTCTACGAAAGAAAAAAGTAGCAAGGAAAAGCTGGTAGACAAGTATTTAGCGCGTGGAAAGCCAAAATTGAAGTGAGGATGAGAGAATGAAGCCGAACTATGATTATCGAATTCATATACAGAAGCGAGGCCAAAAAGCAATCATCCTTCCTTTTTCAGAGGCTACCTGGTCAGGGGGAAGACAGGAAGCCAAGCGCACATTAGAGATTAAACTTCACCAAGGACGCGACAAATTCTGGCCTGATCCAAAGGTGCAAGAGGGAGACTTTGTAGAACTGGTCTCTTTCTTTACAGGCTTACCTCGTTCCTTATTTTCGGGTATCGTGATTGATTTAAATAAAAACGCAAAGGGCGATATTTCTCCTGTTGCTTATGACTACGGCTACTATTTGTTGAATAACGATGTCGTGGCTATTACCACAGGGGAGCCAGCTGATAGGCTGCTTCGGCGTATGTTCGAACAAGTAGGTATTCCAATCGGAGGTGTTGGTTTAATGCCACCTGTAGAAAAGCAGGTCATTCGGGGCAAGAGTCTTTGGGATGCAACAGCCGATATTTTAAACCAGATATACAAAACGCACGGTGTTCGGTATTGGTGCTGGATTGAGAACGGAAAAGCCTATATTGGCACCCAGCGCGGTCAAACGAAGCGGTGGAAGATTGAGCAAGGCGGGGCTTTACTGGATGCCAGTCGGAAGCGTTCCATCGCTGGTATGCGGACCGTAGTAAGGGTAATTGGGGGAGATGACAAGTCGAATGCTTTGCTTTACGAAGAGTCAGATGCGCCCGGTATGAAAAAATACGGGAAGCTGGTTAAGGTCATCGAGGTACAGGACAAAAATAAAGGCAGCGCCGTTTCCCAGGCTAAGCAGGAATTGAAGAATTTGAGCAAGGTAAAAGACGAAGCCTCGATTTCCTCCCTCGGGATTGATGATGTCATTTCCGGTACAAAAATAGAGGTGTACGAAGAGTTTACCGAATTAAAAGGAATTTATACCGTTTGGTCGGACAGTCATACGATTCGGCCGGGTTATCATGAAATGAAGCTGCAGCTTCAGATGGAGGAGGCGGGAACATGAACGGATTTCAGCAATTAGCTGGCGTTTTACAACAGTCATCATATAAGAGCCGGTCAAAAACAGAAGCAAATCATACATCTCAGGATTCGGGTGAGCTGCGCTTGGAATTAGGCACTGTTCTTGTGCCTCCTCCGGATTTATCTATACAAATCGATGGATTGTCAGTCCCGATTACCAAGGAGTTTATCGTTGTTGCGGAAGACTTGTGCAGCCATAAGAGAAAAGTCAGCATTCGAAACCAGGGGAAAACGAAAATGTATAGCGAAAGCGTTGATGACTTATACCCCAAACTGCCACCACAGAGCAGCCATGATTACAAGTATATAGAGCTAAGCAACAGTGATTTCGAATTAATTGAAGGAGAAATTGAGTTTTTAGACGAGCTTAAAAAAGGCGATCGGATTATTGTGGCTTCTTGTGATTCTTTATATTTTATCTTGGATCGGGCGGTGAGATATACATGAGTGTTTTTCCTGAATTCCCAGAATCAGCCCAAGAAACTCCACAGGAGGAAGAGATACGCTCCTTACGTACCTATGCATTTGATATAAATACCGGGAAGTTTATTCTCCAATCAAATGGAAAGCCGGTCATTATTGATGGTGTAGAAGCGCTGGAACAAAACGGACAGAAAGCTCTTAGTACCGAGCGCTATGTTTTTCCGATTTATACCTCTGATTACGGCCATGAATTAAAACAGCTTATTCGCTCGGATGGTACCCGGGAATGGAAGCAAGCAGAGGCTGAGCGTTTGGTAAAAGAGGCGATTGAATATTTGTATGGCGTTGACCGCTGTGAAAACTTCGAGTTCGAATGGGTAGGAGCGAGTTTGAAGATTAACTATGTTATGATAACTGATGAAGGCGTCATTCCTCAGGAGGTGTATGTGGAATGATTGCGATCCCGACAGAAGAAGAAATCTTCAATCGACTAATCACAAATTACCTAGCTATTACTGGTCCGATGAATGTGGATGAGGGCAGTATTCCGTATGATTTTTTAAAACCTGTATCGTTAGAGTTTTATTATGCTTACCAATTTATCCAGGCTCTTTATTATGCATTATGGGTGGAATACGCAGAAGGGGAAAATTTAGATTTAGCGGTTAGTGTGGCAGGAATAGAGAGAAAACTTGCTACAAAGGCACGACTTACCCTTCCACAATTAAAATTTGTTGGCATACCAAACTCAGAAATTAGAGCTGGAACCCGATTCATGACAGAGGGAATATCCCCTCTGTTTTTTGTTATTCCGGAAACAGTCGTGTTAGACAGTAACGGTGTAGGCTTTGGCTTGTTGGAGGCTGAACGAGCAGGAGCAGCATGGAAAATCACAGCCGGTACCACACTTCTTCCGGTAAATACAATTAACGGTTTACAAAGTGTCGAATTACTCGGGAATTTGGAAGGGGGTACAGACGATGAATCGGATGAGGAGTTGAGAAATCGATACTGGCAAAAGGTGCGTCGTCGAGCTACTTCTGGGAATGGAGCTCATTACATTGAATGGGCACTCGAAGTTCCAGGTGTTGCTGCTGCGCGAGTATTTGAAAATGTGGACGGGCCGAATACGGTCCGTGTGGTTTTACTTGGACAAAACGGAACGTCTCCAGATAGTACGATTGTAGAAAATGCGCGCCGTCATATTCTTTCTCAGCGACCTCTTGGCCCTGGTGATGACGGTATATTTGTTATGGCAGCATTACCAAAAGTATTCAATTTCTATTCGAAGGTACGTCTACTAAAGAATTACAGCATGGAAGAGGTGACAGCGTCGTATAAAAAAGCACTACAATCGTACTTTACCGAACTAATGGAATATGAAGATGTAGAGATGGCATCAAGGACTATCATTCGCACGAAAACAGGGGCTCTTCTCCATAGCGTTAGTGGTGTGGAAGACTATGATGAACTGACTATCAATGGAGAAATGACCAATCAAACGATTGACTCCTTTGAAATTCCTGTAGTTGGCACCGTAACACTTGAGGTGATGATATGAGTCAGCGATTAATTCATATCGTTCCGCCTTATTATCGAAAAAATAAAGAAGCAAATGGAATTTTTGGTGCAGTAGAAGGGGAATCGGAGAGGTTGATTGCTTTTGCCCTGGATGTCATTCGTCAGGGTAATCCTAAAACAGCTACATGGGGGCTAAACCAGTGGGAGAAGGAAGTAGGGTTGCCGGTCGCTCCGGAAAGCGTACCTCTCGAATCACAGCGTGCCAAGGTTATTGCACGATTGAATGTTCCTGACGTAATCACACCTTTTTCAATGCAGCGAATGATTCGTGATTATACAAAAAATAAACAAGCACAAATTGTAGAGTACGGACGTGAAAAACGATTTGAGATTATTGCAGACTTGGACCAAATTGCAGATTTTGAAGGCATGTCGCAGATGGTATATGAGATGCGGCCAAAACACCTCAGCTATTCAATTTCAGGGAGAGTTGAAACAGATACCATTGTAATTTCTGTCTCTGCGCGTCAGTATGATATCGAATATCCTATCTGCGGGGAATTTTACCCGGAGGATGACTTAGAAGGCCGTATTTATCAAGAAACTCTGCTTTTAGGAGCGACAGAACGCCATTATTCGGTAGAGTATCCTGTATGTAATGAATTCTATTCTGAGGAAGGGGTGTAGAGAGTGGCAAATGAACCAATCGTACAACCGTTACTGTTGGAATTGTTGCGCGATGATTTGAGTAATCACGTTGCCAGTGCACTTATCAATGTAGATGGTCAATTACGAGCCTTTCCTATTTTTAAAACCGCTGTACATGGTCTGAAAATAACGAAGTACGTTTATCTTGATAATACTACTCAAGGGCAAATTCAAAGCGCATCACTTATTAACGGTGAAGGAAATACGCTTGTACATAAGCCAGTCTCTATTACAAAGACAGAGACTGGTTTACTTATTGCCTTTGAATTTGAACTTCAGCTGAAAGTGGAGGTAGGAATGTAATGGCGTATGAAAAGACAAACTGGGTAGACCATGTGGTAGATCCAGGAGAAATCGATCCGGTTACCGGACAACCTAAAGTCATTCAGCAAGGGACACGGTTCACAGCTGCACGAGCCAATAAAATAGAGAAAGGAATTGAAGATGCCCATATTATGGCGGAAAGCTTGGCTCGGGAACTTGGTGGCAGTTTTGTAGCGTCTCCACCTGGAAGCGAACCAGGGTTTATTTTTTCTTCTTTCGATCTTACTGCAAGTTGGACGGCTGGCATAGGATACGTGAATGGTGTACGTTTCGAAATTCAAGCAGGCTCTATTGAATTAAACGCTACCCAGGGGCAGTATATTTATCTTGATACTGACGGAGTGATAAAAAAGACAACTTCCCAGGCAACGGCGGACGCTAAACTTCCCCTTTGGTATTTTGCGACGGATGCTTCTCAGGTCATTACTTCCATAGATCGAAGGAAAGCTGTTAATCTTTCCGCGTTCCTTAAGGTCGGGACAACAAATCTGGACGTAAATTTTGTCCAAGCCATTATTCAGCAGGCGGATACAAGGACGATCGTTCTCACTTACACCAATGGGGATTTAACAAGGGTGGAAGAAAAAGATGGAACAACGGTTGTGAAAGCAACAGATCTTACCTATACGTCTGGTAAATTAACAAAAGTTAGGGAAACGGTTGGGGGAAAAACCATTACGCAGACACTGAATTATGATGCAAACGATAATTTAACATCTGTAGCGAGGAGTGTGGTTTAATGGATGCGGTAACGCTTAGTCAGGTGCTGGAACTACTCAAACGAACAGGGAAAAATACCGATGCAGCGGGTACGACGACCCTATTTGCACGGCTTGCTCAAATTGCCGAGTATACTGACCAACTTGAAGCGTTTGTTGATACCCTGGAAACAAAATTAGGATTGAATACTGATACTGCCGGTACTTCTACTGTGTTTGCTAGACTAGCACAAATTGCGGCGTACGTGGATACATTAGAGGGTTCTCTGGGGCAGACTGGAGATGCAGCTAGCGGTACTGGTTCTCTACACGCTAAAATAGCGGACATCAAGAATTATCTAACTGGTACACTGAATCCAAATGTGCTAACACATACACCAAAGATGACTACTATTGGGTATGTCAATACTGTAAGCAGCATATCAACCGGCTCATCTGACACGATACTAGTTAATTATAGTGGTGCAGGTATATTGACTGCCCTATCGGTAATACCAACAAATAGCTACACATGTACCGGTACAATAGAGGTAGTGGCTGATGGGGCGGTAGTATTTTCTGCACCAATAAAACAGACGGAAAGTTCAAATCCTAATTACTACGTTAACTATCCTACGTCCGTGCAATTGGGTGCTAATATATATTTCAAAACCTCTCTCATAGTACGAGGTCGTGCATCGTGCTCTAGTTGTAGCGGTGGTTGTTTGAGTATTCATTGGTCAGCATCCATAAGTAAGTAATAGGGGGCAATCGGATGGAAATTATCGTGAAAGACTATATCGTATATGAAGTAATACAGGGCATTGAATTCTATAAATGCCCATTTCTGAAGTTCAAATGCAATGTCACGCATCTGAATGCCAAAGTAGGTACGGAATATATTCTACATTTCGAATTAATAGATTATGAGGGAAATTTGGTAGATATTAACAATATTAATCAAGAAGTGGTGTTGTCCATATGTCAAACCGATTGTATATTTTCAGCAGAGTATAATATGGATAGCAATACCATTGACGTAACAATGTCATTCCCGGATGAGGGTCAATATCTCATTGACTTCAAGTCTGGAAATGAATTGCCAGTGATGGCACATATACTAAGTGTGGAGGTCACGCCGTAATGAGGTTTGAAGTTCGCAAGGAGCCAAAAAATCAAGCGGGATTAGAACGAGAGATTGCTGAGCAGAAGGATGTCAAGTTAGGTCAGTTCATTGTCGTCCAAGTATTAGAGAGTGCACGATCGAAGCAAGAATTACAGATAGTGAAGTCCAAATTGGATGCATTGGGCAGGGGTATTACATCACTATTGTTGAAATGATGGAGGTGTGCTATGAATTACGAGTTCTGGAAAGCAGCATACGAATTTGGGTGGGCATCACCAGAGCAAATACAAGAAGCAGCCGTACTTGGACTAATCACACAGGAGGAGGCAAGTCAAATTATAGGGACGACTCAATAACAAACGTCTTTCCAAATGGGGAGGCGTTTTTATTTTGATAAAGAGAGATTTATTCTAGCCGAAATTTGATGAATGATTCTAAAACAACTGGTTAAAAATACAAAATATAGCAAGTGGAAATCTGAATGAAAGTTGGTGTTCTATGCGCCTTTTAATCAGAAAATGGCATCAGTTTCGTGCTAGGTATTATGAATTGTTGTTAGATGGATGTACTGACCCAAACTAACATGGCTTGGCAGCCACCACAACGTATGAAAATGTACTTGG